GCACCGCCGCTTATGTTGTTGAGGCCTGCCTGAATCGCAGATCTGGCAATTTCCGAAAGCACGGACAGTGCAACTCGGCGCAAATCTTCAAAGCCAAACTTGCCGCGCTGGATGGCACCAGTTAGGCCGCGTTCCAATGCGGATCCTGCGCGTTCAAGGCCATCGGCAAAGGGGCCGTCAAGTTCAGCCCGCATCGTCGCTACGTCGCTTGCAAAGGCGCGGGTATCGGCGCGGACCGATACAACCAGCCTATCGATTTCTTCGTCCATCATTCGTCTCCTGCCGCTCCATCTGGAAACAGCGACATCAGTTTTTGAATCTCGTTCGGATCAGGCGGGGCCGCGTCTTGGCCGTCGGCGGTCTGCAAAATGGCGAGCATCTCAGCGGGTGTAGCGCCCCAGAATTCGTCCGGACGCCACCCCAATTGCAGCGCGCAGATCGCGCTTAACCGCAATGCGGTTTCACCAAATGTCATCGCCCGCTTAAAATCTGCCCAAGCAGAATTTTGAGCGCAGGCGTCATCGCCGCAAGACCCGCTTGCGTCAGGCGCTCGCTAAACGCGGCGCGCGTCACCCCGGCATCGGCGTCGGTTCGGCAGTGCCAAAACAGGCTGACCATTTCCGACAGCTTCAGTCCCCCCGCAGCCGCGCGTTCGACCAAGGCGAAGAGCGGCCCAAGTTCGTCTTCACAGGCCACCAAAGCCGCAAAGGTTGGACGCAGCAATATATGCCCACCTTGAACCGCAATCGTCGCCTCACCGCGCAGGGCATTGGCTGGCCGGTTCATAAGGATGTCACCTGACCACTGCTTTCAAGCGCCAGCGTGTAAGATCGCTCGCCGTTGAAATCACCGGCATAATCCAGCCGCGCGACAAGGAATTTGCCGCGCAACCGGTCACCGCTTTCAAAGCTCAATTCATAATCGTCAAGCAACCCGGACAGTGCGTTATTCTTAATCCGCGTCTCTGCGGTTGAACCGGTAAACACGCCAGCACCGGATACCGAAACCGAACGAACGCCGGCGCCCGAAAGCAGTTCGCGCCAAGCGCCGCTGCCTTTATGGGTAATGACAACCGGATCGCCATTGATCGACAGTTGCGTGGTGCGGAGACCCGCAACCGTCGCATACACAGGCGTCAATGTGCCGTCGCCAACCTTCAACAGGAAGGCGCTTCCTTTTTCTGCAGGCATAAGCCTTTTCCTTTCGAAAATGCCCCGCCAACCGGCGAGGGAATATGTGATTATGCGCCGTTCGCAGGCGTCAGATTGCGAGCAACCGCACGCGGTACTCAATCAGCCCGGCCCACGGCCCAGCCGGATCGCGAACGACCATGGAACGGACGAAGACGAGGCTCGCGATGCGCCAATTCGGAAGGTCGCGGGGTATGGCCAGAACGGCGTCCTCAACATGCGACATCAGGTTGGACAAGCGGGTGGTGGACTCGCCATCATCCCACACCGTCAACGCCAGCCGGATTTCGCGGCCCGCAATCGTCTTCGTGCTCCAATCGCTCGCGATCCCGTCGTTGATGGCGACATAAGGAAATGCAGCACGCGGCGGCGGACCGTCATAAACGCCGGTCAGCCCATTGGCCAAAACGGGGTGCGCTGTCAGTGCAGCCACCGCTGCTGCCTGAAGCGTGTGCATGGCGCTGTTCATCGTCCAAAATTCCTTAATTGGGGGTCATCAAGCATGCGTCGCCGCAGGTTTTTGCCGACAAGGCAGATGCCATCGCCGCTGCGCTCCACATCGACACCAGCGGGGCGTGGTGCCTGCATGAGTTGATCGCAAATGTCGTCTGCGCGGCGTTTCCCCAATGCAGCGGCTTTTGCTGAGATCCGGTCGGTATTCAACGGACCTCCTCACAGGTGAGCCGCATCTGTGCCGGCGTAACGGGATCGCTTAACACCGCGCGCACCGCGAGATATTTGCCGCGCCATGCCAAGCGCGTGGAAAGGCCCACGCCTTCACGCTTGCGCATGGTCACCTGCCAGCGCGGCAAGGCAGACAAAGCATCCGCACGGGTTACATCGCCGGGCATCAGTGGCGAGACCGCGACCCAGGCTTGCCCGTCATAGCGATATTTGCCCGATGCCCCTGCCAGACTGTCGCGGTCGCCAAGACGGGTTTCGATATCCACGCGTTCACGCAGATTGCCTGCAAATTCGCCGCTCATACAATGCGCATCCGGCGCCAGGGTTGCAGCAACGCCAAAGCAGCCGCTGGCGGGCCATCGTCGCTGGCGCTGTCGCGATTATTATAAAAATACCCCGCGAGCCGCAGCAGGCCGAGCCGAAGTGACTCCGGCAGGCTTGCCCAATCGTTCGCCAAACCGGCCAACAGCGATATTTCAACACGCCCGGCACTTCCGGGTTGAAGCACACGGAAATAGGCTTCGCCTTGTGATGAGAGTTTCAGCTCCCATGCCGAGCTGGCAAGCGCAAACGTTGCCCCCTCCGCTGGAATGCCCGTAACATCAGTGATCGCATGAACAGGCAGCGTCTGCAAAACCTGCCATCCGCTGCCTGCCGTGACGATTTCGGTTCCCGCGCGGCGTAAAAGGGCCTGGCGGGCAAACTGTTCCGCATGGCCAATCGCCGCGAGGATCGCCGCCGCCAACACACTGTCGTCCATGTCCGCATCGACACGCAAATAGGCTCGCACCTCGTCCAGCATCACGCTGTCGAGGCCGAGCGGTTCCATGCTCAACATTTCAATTTCCTTTTAGATAATCCGGCGGCCCATGGCCGTAAGTCCGGCCTTTAGGGTGACTGCCGATGCCGCCACTTCGGACCGAAACAGCAGTTGAACTTGCCCCGCCGTCGCACCCACCGACACGACGAAATCGGCCCTTATCGGGATATTTGTCGCCGCAGCGCGCACACCCGTTGTAGCGCCCGTCGTTAACGCGTCGGCAATTTGTTCGGTGCCGGTAAGCGTTGTCGCACTGGCGGGGTGGACGGTCATTCCGCTCACCGCGCCGGACGGAATGTCCAGTGCAAGCGCAATGCCTGTTGTGGCTGCCGCCGACTGAAAGGTCCCGATAACCTCAACAAGGTACATGGTGTTGGCCGCTGCGGCGAAAGACAGGCCCGTCGCAGCGGCCGGTGTGACGGTGCTATTGGCAACGTCGGCGGCAAGCTTGATCCACGTCCATGGATCGCCACCGCCTTCACCCTGCTTCGCGGCGGGTTGATGGGTGTTGGTGCTTGTTCCGACGGTCAGCCGCGCCTCGTCGGTAATCAGATAGACTTCGCCCACGCGCAACGCGTTTGCAGCAGCAGCGGCATCGACTTGCGCCCGCGTTCCCCGTTTATGGGAAAGGCTGGGCATCAGAATGTTCCGCAGTCCACGTCGCCGACCGCCAGCGTGACAAAGGCGTTCGCGGCATCTTTAGTCCACGCCATCGAGTTATTCAGCCTTATAACCCCATCGGTTCCATTTGTTCCACAAATGTAACCAGATGTGCCACCGGCGACCACTGCGGTTTTCTCGTCAAGGTCAGACGCAGGGATGTTCAACGCCGCTTTGAACGCGTTGACCGTAATCTTCGCTTCTTTTTGCCCCACTGCAGACGCATCGTGCAAGATGAGGAAATCCGCTGCGCCATCGACTGATGCGACGGTCGCAAGATCGTCAATCGCAGGAACTACGGGCAGCCGCGTTGTCGCGCCCGTGGCGACGTGCAATGTCCCACGATCGGTCGTAAAATGCGCCTCACCCGCCAACATCGATGCTGTCGGCAAATTGGCTTTCAAGCCGCGCTTTATTTGAATTCTTGGCATATATGATCCTTAATTAAATGTGCCGCCGTCGATGATGTCGGCCACAGGGCCGGTTGGTCCAGTTGGTCCCGGCGGCCCGATGATGGTGGGAACCGACCCGATGGATGACGCCGATACGGTCGGTGCAAGCATGCCATCCGGCCCGCGCCAGCGCGCGACGATGGTTGGCGGTGGCTGTCGCCATTGCAAAAGCATCGTCATGCCGTGACGCTTTCACGCAGCGTGATGCCGATGCTTTCGGTAATGATAACCCCGCCGCCGACCGCAATCCGCGCATCCGCCAGATAATGTCCCGCCGGCAACAGCGCGCTTTGCGCCGCCCCCACCGTCAGGTTCCATCCGGCCGGCACGTCACCCGATGCTGTCCGCGGCGTAATGTTAAAGGCAGCAGCCACAGGCGCGGCGGCGCTCACGCTCGTCCGGCCGGGGGCCACTGCCTTCATCGCCGCACTGATCGCCGTGACGGAAAGGGGGTCACCCGTCACAGCATCAAGCGCGAGCGAAATGGTTTCGCCGCGTTGAAAAACAAATATGGTCATGTCGTTCTCCGAAGGGATCTCCCCACCCACAGGCGGGGAGATTTTCGCGCAATCAGGAAATGGCGAACTTCATCAGTTTGATCGCTTCCGAATTGGTCAGCGCGCCGCCCAAACGCTTGGTTGCGTAGAAATGGACATAGGGCTTGTTCGAATAAGGATCGCGCAGGATGTTGGTTTCCGTCCGCTCCGCAATCAGATAGCCCGCCTTGAAATTGCCAAAGGCAATCGACAGGCTGTTCGCCGCGATATCGGGCATATCTTCTGCCTCAACCACGGGATATCCCAACAGGGTATCCGGCTGCCCCGCGCTCAGGCCCGCCTGCCAAATGAAGGCACCATCGGTGGTCTTAAACTTGCGGATCGCCGAAAGTGTAGATGCATTCATGACCCATGTTGCACCCTGCCGATAAGGCGCGCGCAAGGCGTGGACCAATTCGACGAGCTTATCCTGCGGGTTTGAAGTGGCAAAGGCACCCGCCACACCTGATGCGACATGCTGAAGCGTGCCAAATGGACGCATTGCATCGCCAGTCGCCGCGGTTGGCGCGGTCAAAAAGCCCTTGGGCTTATTGCTGCCATTGCCGTTCACAAATGCCGCGCCTTCTGCCTTTGCAAATTCGGTCGCGATTTCGCTGGCGAGCCAGCTTTCAACATCGAACGCCGCATCATCGAGCATCGCCTGTGTCGCGGCTGGATTGGCATACAGCTCGCCAAAGCTTGGGACGATTTCGTTGAAGGTGGGCGTCGCGGTTTCGGGGCGTGTTGCGGTTTCCGAAGCCCATCCCGACGTCACGCCATTTTGCGTCACAAGCTTGCGATAACCCGACGATCCGACACGGACGACATTGGCAATCGCACGGATGGGCGAGATCGCTTTCAACGTGGAATCGATGATTTCATCAATTTCGCGCGGGACGGCAAATCCGCCATCGGCCGCAACCACGCCCGAAAAGCTTTTCAGCTCCACTTCGGAGCCGCGGCGCAAATAGCCGTCAACAAAGGCCGATTTTGCGGGGTCGGTCACAGTCGCCCCCGACAAGACGGGCCGGGTCACAGCAGCGGCGGCCACCGCCCCTTCAAAAACCGCGTCGAGCGCGTCAGCTTTGGTTTCATAATCCATATCATTCTCCTTGGGTGATGGATGTTGTGCCCGCCACTGCGGCCTCGACGGCCAACACGCGGGCGAGCGGTTGCATGGGATGCGTGACGACGCTGACCTCAATGAGATCAAGGTCCGTCAGCTCCCGGTAATCCTGTTTATTCATGGCCCGGACCCGATAGCCAAAGGACAGGCCGGTGCCGGCCTGCACCGGCGTGTCTTCGTCATCCAACCGGGCAATGACGCGCAATCCGCGCGCGTCCTCGCTCAGGCTTTCGACATAGCCAATGCGCCGGTTGCGATCATGCTGCCACAGCAATGGGACGCCCGCTTTTGCCGCACGGGCAAAGGCACCCTTGCGCACAATATCGCCGCCCTTGTCGGGTGCATCAAAGATGGCGGCATAGCCAGCCAGCCTCACTGGCTGACCAGCCCCAACAGGCCAAGCTTTACAGCCAGCCCGATGAGCAACAGCGCAAGCACCATACGCACGACCCAGCCAATCGCCGCCTTGCGCGCCGACCGCTTGGCATCGCGCCAGGCGGACAAAAGCTCGCGCAGCTCACTCATGTCCTTGGCGGCGCTGGCATCATCCAAACCCAAACGGGCAAGCGCGCGCCGGGCACCCGTTTCGGAGGCCTGCTCCAGCAGACCTTGAAGGTTATTTTCGACCATGTTCACTCCATTTTGAAAGCGGTGACTTAAGCGGGTTCCGGTGCCTCTGACTGCAGGGGGCCAAGCCCCACCGCGGCCCTTTTTTCCTCGGCGGTCAGAAAATCCGCGGCGCCGACTTGCGCCCATAATCGCTCGCGATCCTCGGCCAATGCGGGGATGGCATCCAGATCAATGTCCAGTTGAAGACCGGCAAAACAAGGGGCGAGGCCCTCGCCAATTGCGGCGAGCATTTTGCGTGCCAAGGGAATGATGCTCTGGTTCCACAGTGCGCGGTTGGCTTCGCGGTAATTGGCGTAGGTCGCATCGCCCGGCAGGCCAAGCAGCACGGGCGGGACGCCGAAGGCGAGCGAAATTTCGCGCGCGGCGGCCTCCTTCAATCCGGCAAAATCCATTTCTGCGGGCGTCAGCGCCATCGCCTGCCATTTCAACCCGCCTTCCAACAACATGGGCCGTCCGGCATTGCTTGCGCCTTGAAAGCTGACGGCGAGCTCTTCCTTCAACCGCGTATATTGTTCGCCGCTTAATGTGCCGCTTTCGCCCATTTCATAGACCAAAGCGCCCGATGGTCGCGCCGCATTATCCAGCAATGCCTTGTTCCAGCGCGTCGCCGCATTGTGCGTCGCCACCGCGCCCGATGCCGCACCCAGGCAGCCAAGGCCATAATGGTCATCGAGCGGGTGAATGGACCGGATGTGGATGATGCTGTCCGCCGGCAAGCGGCTCGCAACATCGCCGGCCTTATAGACATAGGCCGCGGGCCAGCCGCGCACATCGGCCTCAATCGTCATCCGTTCGGGGCGCAGCGCGAACAATTCGGCTGGCCGCCCGTCCATGCCCGACAATATTTCAATATAGGCATTGCCATGCAGCAACAAATGCGTCGCCACCGTTTCAATCAACGCCTGCCCCGCCGACGTTGCCTGCACCAGCCGCAATGCTTGCGCATCGGTCGATGTCAGCGGCGCGGACGCCAGCCCTTCGGCAATTAAACGAACCGCACGCTGGGCGATGGCATTTGAAAGATAGCCCTCGCGCATCTGCGCCTCATAATTTCGCGGCCAATCACCAAGGCTTGGCACGCCATAGCCGCGAATGCCCGATAGACGATCCTGCTGCACGCGCGTTTTTGCCGGACGCAGCAAGCCACGCCCGGTTGATTTCCAACCGAAGATATTCATCGTTTCCAGTCCTTTAAATTACAGCAGCCGAACCCGCGGCGTTCGTTCGGCCTTGCCGAGCATCAGTTCGGTCAACGCCCACACCAGCGCATCGGCGCGGTCGGGGGATCGGCCGGGGCCTTCATATCCGCCGCCCGAAACCAGCCCGCACATCTGGTCTTCCATTTCGGGAAAGGCAGCTGTGTGAAACACGCGGCGCGCTTCATATAATGCGGCGATGGGTTCGGCGCGCACCGACTTGGTTCGGCTGGCGTGTACCCGCTTGATGGGCATCGCAAGGTCCGCCGCGCGCAAGACGGTTTCGACCATATTTCCGCCCTGATTGTCTTCGGCGACCACGCGGTCCGCCTGCCAAAGATCGACGGCAGCAGCAACAGCGCGGGCCCAGCGTTCGGGCG